GGTCGGCATATTTTCGCCGAATGCAATTTCAATGTGGGATGCAGTGCCGCCCACATTCTGAGGATTTTCGATGCCAGCCACACGCACCTTGCGGATAAGCGTATCTGCAAGGGTGTTATCCTGATTGAACATCTTGTCCGCCATGGCCGCGACCTTTTTCCCCGGAAATGCCGCCTTGAGCTTTTCAAGGTCATTGTACGTTGCCATGTCAGCTGCGCCCTCGGTCGAGAGCAGCAGGATGTCCAGCTTTTCCGCCGCCACGGTTTTTGCATCGAGCGCGGTAAAAACCTGAATATCTTTCATCCAATTCAGTCCTTTCCTTAAATTTTAATTTTTTCGATGGACGCGGTTTCGCGCTCATCGATGCGGGTATACCGAATCTGTACATCAAAGCCGACCCGCCGGGCGGCTTCGTCCACAAGAAGCGTTGTGCGATCCTGTGCCTGACCCACATCAACCACAGCCACACCCAGCGCAAGGAAATCATCCTGCCCTGCGTGCTTAAAATAGCTGATGGCCTTATCAGCGAACGCCCACGCTTCATCCTCACCGTTCACCGCAGAGCCATCCTCTGCAGTGCGGTTTTGGCTGCAAAAAGTGAACGAGAATGTAGCCGAGGGCATTTCCATCCGAGAGATCTTCACGCCCTCGGCAACATCGACAATCTCATAGTCACCCATGCCGCCGTCCGGAATATACGGTGCAGTTACCGTATAGATGCAGAACGGCGGCTCAGCTTCCGGCTGGACCTGATTTGACAGAATGACCGGGCATCCAATGTAATCCCACAGGCTTGAGATCAGACGGTTCCGCAGTTCCCTGAAATTCATTTCGGGTTGCTCTCCCCTTTCTTCTCAACCATGTAGCGCTTCATCGAATGCACAGGGCCGTGGGTCAGCTCCTGCTTGACCGTATAGATCTGGCCGTCAAACCCATCCCGGAACTGAGCGCCCACCTGCAGGGTATGCCCATTCGTATAGACTTTCTGAGCATTGAGCGTATAGCTTCCGCTGTCAATGTACTGCAAATCTTCATTGTTCAGCGGCATCACAACGCCCTGAAACGCAGTTTCGACCGTTGTTCCCGGCTTCCACTGTCCGCCCTGCTCCTTATCATAACCGCCGCCCTCGGTATGCACCTCGTACATACTGTGCAGCAGGCTTCGCGGGATCTGCGGCCCTTTCCATTTTCTCATAAATCAGATACCCTCCACGCTGTACGAAATGCTGTTGTACAGCCGCCCGGTATCAAACAGGGGCTGATACTGGGTGCTGGTCAACTGCGTTGTGGCAGACTTTGGCGGTGACAGCTTCGTGTTGAAGTAGTCGTGGGTCATTTCGACCGCCCACTTCCCGATATAGTCTGCCGCTTCCTGAGCCGTCCATTTTTTCAAAATGATGCCGTCCACAGCTTCTTTGCAGATATTTTCCAGCGTGGCCCTGCCGGTATCGAAGCTCGCTCGAATGAAACTGCGTTCTGGGATGGTCACACTGTCCACCAGCATATACATCCACTCGTAGTCCTCATTCGGGCGCGGGTCTTCTTCGCCGCCGCTCGGATGCTTTTTTGCATCATGTTTTTCCTGCTTCTTCCTGCCGGGGGCTTTCTGGGGATGCTTTCTGTCGCGTACCAAAAAGCCATAGCCGGGAGAAATGGGAATAAACCGCAGGTCATTGAATTTGCGGGGACTGCCAGCATTCTTTGCTTCCATATTTAACGGAATAGCCAGATGCTTGACATTCTTCGCACTGATCGTCGCTCCATATTCATGCACACCGGCAATCATCAGGATGTCGCTTCCCGCGTCTCCCAGAATACCCACATGAATACTCACGCCTTGCAGCGCTGTCAGTTCCCGCTTGATGCGCTCCATATCTGCGCGAAATCCATCTTTAAGGATTTTCATGTTACCACCGCTGATACTTTGAAATCACGGACTGCCATGTTTCGCTGATATTCTTATCGAAAGTCCAGCTCACATCGGAGATAGAGAACGCCGACAGCCCGGCGGCATCATTTTCAATGATGGCCCACTGCTGGGCGATCATGTACCAAACAATGGCTTCCAGATCTGCCGGGAGCGTGGCCGGATGGTCTTCGGTGGCATCTTTCGGCAGAATATACCCGGCCACATACTGCACCTCCAGATATTTTCTGGGGGCAATGTAGTCATAGGCCAGCCCGCCGATGTGCCCGCGGTATGTCCATCCATCTTCACGGAACAGAACCCCAATCTCTCCGGTTTCGTTGAAATCGAAGTCCGTAATGGTTTCCCCGGTGAACGTGTCCGTGATACGTTCCACACTGACAATGGGATACTGCTCCAACGACAGCATCTGCGTTCCAGTACCGCAATATTTTTGACGGTAGGTGCTTTTTCCCAGCTTTCTTCCCAGCTGAGTTTCCAGCCACGCAGATGCCGCATTGATAAGCTGCACAAGGGTTGTGTCCCGCTGTGCATCTTCTTCCGCCGGGTCGATGCCGAGCGAGGTTTTCAGGGCATCCAGAGTGGTGAGGGCATTTTCTCTCAGTGTTACGGCCAACACGACACCTCCAAATAAAAGCCCTCTGACAGGCTTTTCCCATCAGAGGGGAACTTTACTGAGCGCCCTTTTCCGGGGCTTCCTGCGAAGCCGCAGGCGGGGTTGCGGCGGTCTTCCGCTCCTTTGCATGAACTGCTTTGTTCTCAGCAGGGCGCGGGGCGGACTTGGGCGGTTTGAACATTCTCGCCATCATGCAGCCCTCCATCAGATACTTTCCTTGACAGGGCAGTTGGTGGCATCACCCAGCGCCAGCGCACCAATGGTGCCGTTGGTGGCAGTGATCTTGACGCAGGACTTGCAGCCGATCAGGTCAATGTCGAGGTTCGCCACAGCCTGAGCTTCGGCTTCGTTCTCGATGACGGCCTCGCCATCCTCATTGACCGGGTTGTCAACGAAGATGCGGCTGTCCTTGACCGTCTCATACGGACCGGCGGTGCTGTCGGCGGTTTCAACCTTGATGGTGGCCGTCTGGGATGCTTCCACAGTAACAGCCAGCACGGCGCTCTCATAGCCGGTGCGGTCAACCACATTGCCGCTGGCAAACGGCAGGACGGTGACGGTATCAAACAGTGCTCTTTTCATAGCAGTCTTCCTCCTCAGATAACCTTGATATTGTGGACGTAGGCGAAGCTCTCAACATGGCGCACGCCAATGTCATCGTACATCAGCGCACGGGTGCTGGTCAGATTTTCCTCAAAGGCGTTGTGCTGGACACCGTTCTCATCCGTCCAAGTACCGTCCAGAGTGGTGTAGGTCTCCAGACCCATCTGATCGCCGATCATCAGGTCTGCCCAGTTGCCGAAGAACATTTCGGTGCAGCCGGTCTTGCTGTCGGTCGGGATCTGGTTGGAAACCTTGTACGGCATACCAAGGAAGTTGCCAGCGTTCATCTCATCGCGGTAGATGTAGTCGCCGGTGGTGGTCTTGATGTTCTTGAGATAGCCCTCCATAAAGGAGTTGAAAGCCCAGCCCAGAGCCTGATCGTCCACGTTCTTGCTCATAACCAGCGACTTCACATAGACCGGGAAATCGGCGGTCAGCTTGCCGTCTGCGGCATACTGGGCATCCATCTTCTTTGCGTCGATCTTCTCAACGCCGGGGGTATTGGCAATGCCGGTGGGCTGGAACTCGCCGCCGGTGCCGTACAGAGCGCCCCAGTCAAGGCCGAGCTGCATACGGCGGGACAGATCAGCGGCGAACAGTTCATCGGCGCTATACTTGGTGCTCATCATCAGTTCGCGGGTCTGGGGCACAATAGCTTCCAGACGCTTTGCAGACAGACGCAGGTTGCCGAATGCAGGCTGGGTGGAAGCGATCTTGCGGCCCTCACCGCCCCACATAGCGCGGGTGCCGGAGGTCATGCGAGGGATGTTCAGGTTGCCGTTCTCCAGCGGAATGGTGCGTGCACCCAGCTCCTTGATAACAGTCTTGCTGTACAGCAGTTCGATGACCTCATCCAGATAGACTTCCGGGATCAGGAAGCCGCCAGCGGTCGGGTTGGTGGCAGACATGGCCTTGAACTCGCGGGCCATGGACATATCCTCGTAGTACTTCTTGGCGTAGAACTCAGCACGTTCCGGGTCATGCCGACCGAAGACATCCAGACACTTGATGGCGCGGGCGAGATTCACCAGCGGGGGAACGCTCTTCTGCTGCTTCTTGGCAGAAGCGGTGCCGCCCATGAACAGGCTGGAGTACTTACGCTGGGCAGGGGCAGTGCCGGACTTCACCTGACGGCGGAATGCGGCGGACTTGCGGCGCTTGGCATCATCCTCAGAAGCGGCTTCGTCGTCGTCCTTTTCACCGGAATCAGCCTCATCGTCATCCTTGCCCTCGGAATCGGCTTCATCATCGTCCATACCCTCATCTGCGGTCATGGCATCGATGATCTCAGCAGCCTCCTGAATGACTTCATCGGCCGTCAGGTCGCCGACTTCCTCACCGGCATCCTTGCGGGACTTGCGCTTCTCGTTGGCATTGTCCACGGCCTGTTCGATAATATCAGCCATGTCCTCTGCGGTAATACCGTCCAGCGAGGCGGCAGCATCGCTACCATCATCGCCGGTATCGTCCTCCTCGCCCATAGCTTCCTTGACGGCACCCTTGATGAGGTCTTTCAGTTCATCGGTGCCCACCTTCATAGACTTGATGGCGGCTGCGGACTTCTTTCTGTTCTTCAGACGCATTGATTTTTCCTCCTGTGTCAAAAAATAATTTCTACAGTTTTCTTCGGAACGGATTTCCGTTCCACGGACTTGTGTGCGCTTACCGGGGGATGCCCCTTGCCGTTGTCACCCTGCGCTTCCGAAATAATCTTATCCAGCAGCTTTGTGGCGGCTTTCATGGACGTGCAGGCATCCTTGAGGGACTTCATGCGGGAAGCAGAAATTTTGCGCCCAGCCTTTACCTCGGTAACGATGGCCTGCGCTTCTGCTTCGATGCGGGTTGCCGCATCATCCGATTTGTGGTCCGTAATGACTGCCTGTTCGTTCATTGCCCATGTGACAACGCTGATTTCCCAGAGCTTGACTTCACGGAGGTGGCGGATGCCGTTCTCATCGTAGTCAAACACAACCGGGTCATAGCCGATGGAGAGTTCGCACAGAACGCCGTCATGGATCAGCGTCTTCACATCCCTGCCGAGAGTGGTGTCACTGATTTTTGCGCCCATAAAGAGGCCTTTTGCATCCTCGCGGAGTTCGGTAGGAATGCCGATCGGCAGCAGACTATCGTTATGCCCGGACAGGATTTTCACCCGGCCGATGCCCTCGGCGATGGTCTTCGTGAAGGCACCCGGCTCAATAATGTCACCGCCGCTGTCGATATTGGAGAACACGGCTCCATAGCCGGAGAATGTGCCCTCTTTATCGTCAAAGCCCTCCAGTTCAAACTCCACGGTTTTGTACTCGGTCTTTGTGCCCTTGTGCTTTACTCCCCGTGCAAGGGAGCGTTCCCATGCGCTTTTCCCCACGCGCTGGGAATAATAAGACGGCGATACCCGCAGATTTGCAACTGCCAGCTTCGCCGTCATAGTGGGGTCATCGTGTGTAACATCGGCCGTTCCTGCCTTGGTACCGTGCCGGGCAAGCTCTGTGTTCATGCCGTTCAGCAGGTCTTCCAGCTGGAATGCTTCCTTTTTGAAGTCAATGCCGATGGTCTGTGCAGCACGAGCTGCATCTTCTCGCGTGAATACCACTCTCACGCCCTCCTTTATCTGTTGTAGGTGACATAGCACCTGCATTTGATGGTTTCGCGTGCAGATCCCTCCGGGTCGCAGGGATACCGCAGGCCATTGGAGAACCGGGCATCGATCGGCACGGTCTCTCCGTCCATCTTGACATGGTTCGGACCGCCATCGGAACCATCACGAGGGTTCTTCTGCGGGCGGTGATGCCACGTCTTCGTGGTAGCGCCGCTTTTCTGCATCATGTCATAGTGGCCGGTCTCCAGTGTCATAACGGTTTCTTGGTCTGCAATGAGCCGCGCCCTGCTCCGGGTCTGGATCTCGTACTCCTGCAAAATCTCATCCGCCATCTTTTCACGGCCAATACCGGCTTCAATGCCGTTGGCCACGATGCGGGAGATATTTTCCTTGGTGGTCTGCGTCACATGACGGACGCGCTTCCCACCGTGGAGCTTTGCCTGACTGAGCAGTTCCGGGCGGTCAACACCGCGGATATTGTAGGCCTGTTTTGCAATCCGGGTACCCTCATCATAGGTCTGCTTCCAAAGCGGCTTGAAGATTTCTTCCATTGCCGTTTCTTCGGACGGCCAGTTGACAAGGCCTCCAATGAACTGCTCCACAAGATTTTTCTGCTCCTGCTCACCGAGGGCAGACCATGCGGCGCTGTCTTCCACATGGTTTTCCGTGATGTAGGGCATCAAGACATCCCACACGCTCCAGTCTGCTTTCTCAGTGCCGCTCAGAGAGCCGGAGAGCCGCTTTTGCTGTTGCTTGAAGAACTTCATCGTGGCAACTTCAAACTTCGCTCTCTGGGCTTTCTGGGCGGCCGCCAGCAGATTACCGATGTTCTGCGTGCGGGATTTTTCTTCATGCTCCCGGCGGTCACTCATAGACAGCATCCCGCCGGTATCTTCATCGTCCGTGGCCTCAACTTCCTCTGTGCTTTCCTGCATCAGATCGGTCGTCACTTCCGCCGGGTCATCGTTGGAGCCGATGAACATATCGGAAATGGTGATCTTGAAGCAGTCGCCGCCGGTCTTGCAGGGTTCCATGCCCAGCAGTTCGCGGGCTTCATCCTTGGTCAAAAGCCCGGCATTCCAGCCGTCAATGCCTTTGGCCTTGTCGAACTCCTGCGAGCGCGGGACCACATCATCAAAATGCCATACAAGATCATTGCCATAGAACGGCAAAATCTGTGTATTGATGGCTTCTTCCCGGCGGTTGAGCCGTGGCATAATGACGTTCTGGGCATAGATGTACTGAGCCGCTTCGCTCGTGGCCCTGTTGCTGCTCTCCGTGATGCCCATGATTTCACGCGGAACACCAAAATGCTCAAGCACGGCATCCCGGAGGAACCTTCGCCCCTCCGTCATATCCATGTCGCGCATGTTCTCGGCCAGCTTCGTCACGGTCACGTTGCCGTCCACCGTGGCAATGCCGTGGGAGTTGAACGGCCCCCGGAAGCGCTCATTCCATTCAGATCTGAAACGGTCACGCTGATCCTTACTGCTTCCCGGCATCGAGACCAGCGTGGTCGGAGTGGCATCGTTGTAGAAGAACTTCTTCTGGAATTTTGCCGCGTACTCGTCCGTCTCGATCTCATCTGCAAGGGACTCTGCCGCACCGAGACCTCTTTTGTAGGGGTCAAGCGGGTTCAGTTCTTTCATGCAGAAAATATCGTCCACCGGGATTTGCCGGATGAGTCCGCCGGTCGTTCTGATTTCATAGTAGGGGTAGCCCACATAGGGGGTCTGCTGCACCCAATGTGTAGGGAGCGGCCACAGCTCC